CGCCGCAAGGCAGAACGAATCGACTACGAATCCTTCCTGAACGCCTACAACACCGAAGTCGGTGACAGACTGCCACACGCTGTTGCGGTCAACGAGAAACGCAAACGCCGCCTGAAGAAAATCATCCCGCAACTGAAAACGCCAAACGTGGACGGTTTCAGAGCGTATGTCAGGGCGTTTGTACATCAGGCCAAGCCGTTTTACTTCGGAGACAACGACACTGGCTGGACGGCCGATTTTGATTACCTGCTGAGGGAAGATTCGTTAACGGGAGTTCGGGAAGGGAAGTTTGCAGACAGGGGGATTGCATGAAACAGGATATCGAAGCGAGCGTTATCGGTGGCCTGCTGATTGGTGGATTAACACCAACCGCCAGCGACGTTCTGGCAACGCTGGAGCCGGAAGCGTTTTCAATTCCGCTCTACCGGAAAGCCTTCGAGGTTATCCGCAAGCAGGCGCGAAACAGAAACCTAATCGACGCGCTGATGGTTGCCGAGGCGTGCGGAGAGGAGCATTTCACGTCAATCCTGATGACCAGCAAAAACTGCCCGAGCGCCGCAAACCTGAAGGGATATGCCGGAATGGTCGCGGATAACTATCACCGCCGTCTGGTGCTGGAAATCATGGATGAAATGCGTGAACCAATTCAGAGCGGAACCATCGATACATCGAGTCAGGCGATGGACGAGCTTGTAAAGCGTCTTTCAGCCATCAGAAAGCCCCGTGACGAGGTAAAACCTGTACGGTTAGGGGAAATCATTACTGACTACACTGACACGCTTGACAGGCGTCTGAGGAACGGAGAAGAGTCCGATACCCTGAAGACCGGAATCGAAGAACTTGATGCCATCACCGGAGGGATGAACGCGGAAGACCTGGTGATAATCGCTGCTCGTCCTGGTATGGGGAAAACCGAACTGGCGCTGAAGATTGCCGAAGGTGTTGCAAGCCGCGTTATTCCTGGTTCTGACGTCCGGCGCGGGGTATTGATTTTCTCAATGGAAATGAGCGCATTGCAGATTGCAGAGCGAAGTATTGCCAACGCCGGGAGGATGTCGGTTAGCGTGCTGCGAAATCCTGCATCGATGGATGACGAAGGCTGGGCGCGCGTTGCTAACGGCATGAGTCAGCTTGCAGATTTGGATGTATGGGTAGTCGATGCCTCGCGGTTATCGGTCGAAGAAATACGCTCAATCGCAGAACGGCACAAACAGGAAAATCCAAACCTGTCACTCATCATGGCGGATTATCTTGGCCTGATTGAGAAGCCGAAAGCAGACCGCAACGACCTCGCAATTGCTCACATCTCCGGAAGCCTGAAGGCGTTGGCGAAAGACCTGAAAACGCCAGTTATCTCCCTGAGTCAGCTTTCGCGCGATGTTGAGAAGCGACCAAACAAACGTCCGACAAACGCAGATTTGCGTGATTCTGGAAGCATTGAGCAGGACGCAGACTCAATCATCATGCTCTATCGGGAAGCGGTATATGACGAGAACAGTAGCGCCGCGCCATTTGCTGAAATCATCGTGACGAAAAACCGTTTTGGCTCACTTGGTACGGTTTACCAGCGGTTCTGTAACGGACACTTTGTTGCATGTGACCAGGATGAAGCCAGACAGATTTGCACAGCATCAAATGCACCTGCTGCGCGTGGCAGACGATATGCACAAGGGGCTGACGTATGACCATCTACATCACTGAGCTGATAGCAGGCCTGCTGGTAATCGCAGGCCTTTTTATTTGGGGGAGAGGGAAGTCATGAAAAAACTAACCTTTGAAATTCGATCTCCAGCACATCAGCAAAACGCTATTCACGCGGTACAGCAAATTCTTCCAGACCCAACCAAACCAATCGTAGTAACCATTCAGGAACGCAACCGCAGCTTAGACCAAAACCGAAAGCTTTGGGCTTGCCTTGGTGACGTCTCTCGTCAGGTTAAATGGCATGGTCGCTGGCTGGATGCAGAAAGCTGGAAGTGTGTGTTTACCGCAGCATTAAAGCAGCAGGACGTTGTTCCTAACCTTGCCGGGAATGGCTTTGTGGTAATAGGCCAGTCAACCAGCAGGATGCGTGTAGGCGAATTTGCGGAGCTATTAGAGCTTATACAGGCATTCGGTACAGAGCGTGGCGTTAAGTGGTCAGACGAAGCGAGACTGGCTCTGGAGTGGAAAGCGAGATGGGGAGATCGGGCTGCATGACTATCAAATCAAATACGCCAGCACACGACAAGGACTGCTGGCAAACGCCGCTTTGGCTTTTTGATGCACTGGATATTGAGTTTGGATTCTGGCTGGATTCGGCAGCGAGCGACAAAAATGCTCTGTGTGCTCACTGGCTAACTGAGGCCGACGACGCGCTCAATTCTGAGTGGGTAAGCCACGGTGCAATCTGGAATAACCCACCGTACAGCAATATCAGGCCGTGGGTGGAAAAAGCCGCTGAGCAGTGCATACAACAGCGACAGACGGTAGTTATGCTTGTGCCAGAGGATATGTCAGTCGGATGGTTCAGCAAGGCTCTGGAGAGTGTCGACGAAGTTCGCATTATCACTGATGGACGGATTAATTTTATCGAACCATCGACAGGGCTGGAGAAGAAGGGAAACAGCAAAGGCTCCATGCTGCTGATTTGGCGACCGTTCATCAGTCCTCGACGGATGTTTACTACCGTATCCAAAGCGGCATTGATGGCGATCGGGCAGGGCGTCAGGAGGTACGAATGAGACGACAGCGACGAAGTATCACCGACATCATCTGCGAAAACTGCAAATACCTTCCAACGAAACGCTCCAGAAATAAACGCAAGCCAATCCCAAAAGAATCTGACGTAAAAACCTTCAATTACACGGCTCACCTGTGGGATATCCGGTGGCTAAGACATCGTGCGAGGAAATGACAATGCTTTTAATTCAACCTGGATTTGGCCTTAGCATCAAAAAAGGGCACATGTTTGGCGAGAAAGAATCTCAACGAAAAATGGTGTCGATACAGTTGCCATTTATCAGTATTTATTGGCTAAACAGGGAGGCAACAAATTATTGGTATACATGCGCCAGAGCAGCATTTAACGACCCTGACTGGTTTGTGAAAAACCACCACGCAGTTCGTCAGGCAAAGAGAAAGGCCAATACGACATACATGAAGGCGTATCGAAAAGCATGGAAAGAACACCGCGATCGATACCAGCAAGATATGGAAAAGCTTGAATCAGAAAACATGGAATTAAGACGAAAGCTTGGTGAAGCAAAACGAGACATTGATGCTTACAAGCGACTTTTTAATGGTGAAAGCCATGCTTAGTCCATCCCAATCTCTTCAATACCAGAAAGAAAGCGTCGAGCGGGCTTTAACGTGCGCTAACTGCGGTCAGAAGCTGCATGTGCTGGAAGTTCACGTGTGTGAGCACTGCTGCGCAGAACTGATGAGCGATCCGAATAGCTCAATGCACGAGGAAGAAGATTATGGCTAAACCAGCGCGAAGGAAATGCAAAATATGCAAGGAATGGTTTCACCCGGCATTCTCAAATCAGTGGTGGTGCTGCCCGGAACACGGAACTCAATTAGCACTCAAACTACGAAGCAAACAGCGCAAAAAAGCGGAAAAAGCAGCAGAGAAGAAACGACGACGAGAGGAGCAGAAACAGAAAGATAAACTTAAGATTCGAAAACTCGCCTTAAAGCCCCGCAGTTACTGGATTAAACAAGCCCAACAAGCCGTAAACGCCTTCATCAGAGAAAGAGACCGCGACTTACCATGTATCTCGTGCGGAACGCTCACGTCTGCTCAGTGGGATGCCGGGCATTACCGGACAACTGCTGCGGCACCTCAACTCCGATTTGATGAACGCAATATTCACAAGCAATGCGTGGTGTGCAACCAGCACAAAAGCGGAAATCTCGTTCCGTATCGCGTCGAACTGATTAATCGCATCGGGCAGGAAGCAGTAGACGAAATCGAATCAAACCATAACCGCCATCGCTGGACTGTCGAAGAGTGCAAGGCGATCAAGGCAGAGTACCAACAGAAACTCAAAGACCTGCGAAATAGCAGAAGTGAGGCCGCATGACGTTCTCAGTAAAAACCATTCCAGACATGCTCGTTGAAGCATACGGAAACCAGACAGAAGTAGCACGCAGACTGAAATGTAGTCGCTGTACGGTCAGAAAATACGTTGATGATAAAGACGGGAAAATGCACGCCATCGTCAACGACGTTCTCATGGTTCATCGCGGATGGAGTGAAAGAGATGCGCTATTACGAAAGAATTGATGGCAGCAAATACCGAAATATTTGGGTAGTTGGCGATCTGCACGGATGCTACACGAACCTGATGAGCAAACTGGATACGATTGGATTCGACAACAAAAAAGACCTGCTTATCTCGGTGGGCGATTTGGTTGATCGTGGTGCAGAGAACGTTGAATGCCTGGAATTAATCACATTCCCCTGGTTCAGAGCTGTACGTGGAAACCATGAGCAAATGATGATTGATGGCTTATCAGAGCGTGGAAACGTTAATCACTGGCTGCTTAATGGCGGTGGGTGGGTCTTTAATCTCGATTACGACAAAGAAATTCTGGCTAAAGCTCTTGCCCATAAAGCAGATGAACTTCCGTTAATCATCGAACTGGTGAGCAAAGGTAAAAAATATGTCATTTGCCACGCCGATTATCCTTGTGATGAATACGAGTTTGGAAAGCCAGTTGATCATCAGCAGGTAATCTGGAACCGCGAACGAATCGGCAACTCACAAGACGGGATCGTGAAAGAAATCAAAGGCGCGGACACGTTCATCTTTGGTCATACGCCAGCAGTGAAACCACTTAAATTTGCCAACCAGATGTATATCGATACCGGCGCAGTGTTCTGCGGAAACCTCACATTGATTCAGGTACAGGGAGAAGGCGCATGAGACTCGAAAGCGTAGCTAAATTTCATTCGCCAAAAAGCCCGATGATGAGCGACTCACCACGGGCTACGGCTTCCGACTCTCTTTCCGGTACTGATGTGATGGCTGCTATGGGGATGGCGCAATCACAAGCCGGATTCGGAATGGCTGCATTCTGCGGTAAGCATGAACTCAGCCAGAACGACAAACAAAAGGCTATCAACTATCTGATGCAATTTGCACACAAGGTATCGGGGAAATACCGTGGTGTGGCAAAGCTTGAAGGAAATACTAAGGCAAAGGTACTGCAAGTGCTCGCAACATTCGCTTATGCGGATTATTGCCGTAGTGCCGCGACGCCTGGGGCAAGATGCAGAGATTGCCACGGTACAGGCCGTGCGGTTGATATAGCCAAAACGGAGCAGTGGGGGAGAGTTGTTGAGAAAGAGTGCGGAAGATGCAAAGGTGTCGGCTATTCAAGAATGCCAGCAAGCGCCGCATATCGCGCTGTAACGATGCTAATCCCAAACCTTACTCAACCCACCTGGTCACGCACTGTTAAGCCGCTGTATGACGCTTTGGTGGTGCAATGCCACAAAGAAGAGTCAATCGCAGACAACATTTTGAATGCGGTCACACGTTAGCAGCATGATTTCCACGGATGGCAACATATTAACGGCATGATATTGACTTTTTGAATAAAGTTGGGTAAATTTGACTCAACGATGGATAAATGCACTCGTTAAATAAAGCCCTGAGTTAATAGCTCGGGGCTTTTTGCGTTTTAATCACGACCTTTCTGAAAGCACATCAAACCAAATACCAGACAGACAAAAATAATCACCTTATCCGCTGTGGCTACGGTGCGGTGTGCTTTGCATAAAAGAAAACCAGCGCAATGGCTGGCTTCGTGAAAGCGGGTGGCAAGAGGTTGCGCTAACAACCTCCTGCCGTTTTGCCCTTATTCCTAATTAAATAGAGCAAATCCCCTTATTGGGGCTAAGACATGAAGATGCCAGAAAAACATGACCTGTTAGCCGCCATTCTCGCGGCAAAGGAACAAGGCATCGGGGCAATCCTTGCGTTTGCAATGGCGTACCTTCGCGGCAGATATAATGGCGGTGCGTTTACAAAAACAGTAATCGACGCAACGATGTGCGCCATTATCGCCTGGTTCATTCGTGACCTTCTCGACTTCGCCGGACTAAGTAGCAACCTCGCTTATATAACGAGCGTGTTCATCGGCTACATCGGTACTGACTCGATTGGTTCGCTTATCAAACGCTTCGCTGCTAAAAAAGCCGGAGTAGAAGATGGTGGAAATCAATAATCAACGTAAGGCGTTCCTCGATATGCTGGCGTGGTCGGAGGGAACTGATAACGGACGGCAGAAAACCAGAAATCATGGTTATGACGTCATTGTTGGCGGAGAGCTATTCACTGATTACTCCGATCACCCTCGCAAACTTGTCACGCTAAACCCCAAACTCAAATCAACAGCCGCCGGACGCTACCAGCTTCTTTCCCGTTGGTGGGATGCCTACCGCAAGCAGCTTGGCCTGAAAGACTTCTCTCCGAAAAGCCAGGACGCTGTGGCACTGCAACAGATTAAAGAGCGTGGCGCTTTACCGATGATTGACCGCGGTGATATTCGTCAGGCTATCGACCGTTGCAGCAATATCTGGGCTTCACTGCCGGGCGCTGGTTATGGTCAGTTCGAGCATAAGGCTGACAGCCTGATTGCAAAATTCAAAGAAGTTGGCGGAACGGTCAGAGAGATTGAGGTATGAGCAGAGTAACCGCGATTATCTCAGCTCTGGTTATCTGCATCATCGTCTGCCTGTCATGGGCGGTCAATCATTACCGTGATAACGCCATCGCCTACAAAGAACAGCGCGATAAAAAAGTCAGTGAGCTGAAGCAGGCGACCACCACCATTACTGACATGCAGCAGCGCCAGCGTGATGCTGATGCACTCGATGCTAAATACACGAAGGAGTTAGCCGATGCAAAAGCTGAAAATGATGCTCTGCAGCGCAAGCTTGATAATGGTGGTCGGGTGCTCGTCAAAGGCAAGTGTCCAGTGTCAGCCGCAACCCAAACCACCGGCGCCGCCAGCATGGGCAATGATGCCACCGTCGAACTCTCTGCAGTTGCTGGACGAAACGTTCTCGGTATCCGGTCCGGAATCCTCAGCGACCAAACAGCCCTGAGAGCGCTGCAGGAATACATCACCACGCAGTGCCTGAAGTAAGGCATTACAGAGCCACTTCCAGAGGTGGCTCGATAATGTCAAGGCGAGGACAAAATTATGGCAAAACCGGACTGGGAGGCCATCGAATCGGCATACCGGGCCGGAGTCCTTAGTCTCCGTGATATAGGCGATAAATACGGCGTTACTGAAGGGGCTATCAGGAAGAGGGCTAAAAAGTTTGATTGGGTACGCAAGGCCAGTACGCAGGTACGCAAAAATGGTACGCAAAGTGGTACGCAAAAGAGCAAGGTGCGTACCAGCGAAAAGCCTGCCAGCGCTGGCCGTACGCAAAAAAGTACGCAACCAAAAGCCGAGCCTCCACCAGATACGAAACCGATACGCGGGGTGCGTACCGATCCGCCGACTAACCCATTTCAACCCGGTAACCAGCAGGCGTTAAAGCATGGTGGTTACGCCCGCCGCCTTCTGCTTAAAGATGAGGTCATTGAAGACGCGAAAGCGTTGACACTCGAAGACGAATTATTTCGCCTTCGGGCTAACAACCTTGTCGCGGCAGAGAATATTGGCCGGTGGCTGACCAAGCTGGAAGATGCCGAAGGGGACCAGGAAAGAAAGGTGTTGATGGAAAATATCAGCGCCGCCGAGAAGGCGATGATGCGCAATACCGTTCGTATTGAGTCCATCGTCGGCACGCTTGCGACGGTAGGCAAAATATTTGCTGATACGGACTATCGCAAGGCTGCTACTGACAAGGTGTCGCTGGAGGCCGATCGTCTTCGCCGTGATGCAGGTATTGATGATGGCAACGGAGAGCGTGACCTCAATGACTTCTACTCTGACATCCAAACCGACGCTGAATCCGGTCCTGCGTAGCTTCTGGACGACGCAGGCGCGTAACAAAGTGCTTTATGGTGGCCGGTCATCGTCAAAATCGTGGGATGCCGCTGGCATAGCCATATTTCTGTCGAATAAATACAGCCTGCGCTTTTGCTGTGCACGTCAGATCCAGAACAAAATTGAAGAGTCGGTATATACCCTGCTCAAAATTCAGATTGACCGCTTTGGCCTGCGGCATCGCTTCCGCATTCTGAACAACAAAATCATTAACCGGGTGACCGGGTCTGAATTCGTCTTTTATGGGCTCTGGCGCAACATTGAAGAGATTAAGTCTCTGGAAGGTATCAGCGTTCTGTGGCTCGAAGAGGCCCACGCGCTGACGGAATACCAGTGGAAGATACTGGAGCCTACCATCCGTAAAGAGGGCTCAGAGTGCTGGTTTATCTTTAACCCCGGGCTGGTGACTGATTTCGTGTGGCGTAACTTTGTGGTCGATCCGCCAGAAGATACGCTGATACGCAAAATCAACTACGATGAAAACCCATTTTTGTCCGACACCATGCTGAAGGTTATCGAAGCCGCTAAACGCCGGGATCCGGATGGGTTTAAGCATGTCTACGAAGGCGTGCCAGAGTCGGATGATGATGCGGCCATTATCAAGCTGTCATGGATTGAGGCGGCCGTTGATGCCCACAAAGTCCTTAATTTCGAGCCAAGCGGGCGCAAGCGTATTGGCTTCGACGTCGCCGATAGCGGCGCCGATAAGTGCGCTAACGTCTATCGCCACGGCTCCGTAGTGTACTGGGCGGATGAGTGGAAGGCGAAAGAAGACGAATTGCTGAAGAGCTGCCAGCGTACGTATCAGGCGGCACTGGAGCGTGATGCTGATATCGTCTACGACTCAATCGGCGTTGGGGCATCTGCTGGCGCGAAATTCGCAGAAATTAATGAGGATCGTAAGCGCGAAAACATGAATGCCTCCCGCATCAATTATCAGCGATTCAATGCTGGCGCTGGTGTGAATGAGCCGGACTACGAATATATAGGCATCCCGAACAAGGATTTTTTCGCCAACCTCAAAGCACAAGCCTGGTGGCTGGTAGCGGATCGCTTCCGTAACACCTTCAACGCGGTAAAGAACGGCGAGCAGTACCCGGTAGATGAGCTGATAAGCATCGACTCATCCTGCCCGCTGCTGGAAAAGCTCAAGCTGGAACTTACCACCCCGCACCGTGATTTTGACAAAAACGGTCGCGTGATGGTGGAAAGCAAGAAAGACCTCGCAAAGCGTGACGTACCATCGCCGAACGTGGCCGACGCGTTCATCATGGCGTTTGCTCCAACCGATACGGCAATGGATATCTGGGAAGCGCTGGGAAACAGCTAAATACCTGGAAATAACCGTTTCACGCAAAATTCACGCTATTCATTTTTCGACCCTGTTTATGCATGTTTTATTCACGCGCTTTTAGCCACTTAACCCCGATAAATAAGCCTTTGGCGGACATTTCATCATGGGAGGGATCCGGCTGGTGCGGGTAACAGTCATTATGTTAAATCGGGTCGTTTTTTAACAAATTATCCTATCCGCCACGAGTACCGAAAAAGCCGGAGAATAGTCACCATGGCGAAGAAAACAGGACGAGTCGCCACGGCGGATTCGTACGATAACTTTGTTGCCCGTGTCGGAATGCAGCAGCCTAACCAGCATGCCGCATCGACCTACAGGGCGAACTATACCAGCCGCAACCGCCTGCTCATCGAGTGGGCTTATCGTTCCTCCTGGATTATTGGTGCCGCAGTCGATTCGAAAGCGGACGATATGACCAAAAAGGGCGTGCGGATCACCAGTGAGATTGACCCGAAACGTCGTGGCATTCTGGAATCACGGTTCGATGAGCTTCAGCTTTGGGATTGCATCAACGAGACGCTGAAATGGTCCCGGCTGTATGGCGGGGCGGTGGCGCTGATTCTGATTGAAGGTCAGGCACCGCTGACGCCGCTGGTGCTGGATAAGGTTGGCAAGGGCAGCTTTAAAGGTCTGGCTGTACTTGACCGCTGGATGATTAACCCACAGCTCACCAGGCGCATTAAGGCGCTTGGCCCCAATCTCGGCAAGCCAGAATTCTATGACATCGTGACGACGGCGCAGGGGCTTCCTGCGTGGACCGTTCACCACAGCCGACTGATTCGCATGGATGGTGTGAAACTGCCCTACCAGCAGAAAATCACCGAAAACGAGTGGGGCATGTCCATTGTCGAGCGCATCTTCGATCGCCTGACTTCCTACGATAGCACCAGCGTCGGCGCCGCCCAGCTTGCCTACAAGGCACATCTGCGAACGGCAAAGATTAAAAAGCTGCGTGAAATTATCGCCATGGGCGGTAAACCATTCGAAGCGCTGGTTAAACAAATGGAGTTAGTTCGCCAGTACCAGACGAACGAGGGTATGTCCCTGTTTGATTCGGAGGACGAATTTGAAACACATTCCTATTCTTTCGCGGGCCTGTCTGACCTGCTTAGCGAGTTTAAAGAGGATATAGCGGGTGCTGTTGGCATTCCTCTTGTCCGTCTGTTCCGCCAGTCACCGAAGGGTTTTTCAACCGGTGACGCTGACCTCGCGAACTACTACGACGACGTTGGAACGCTTCAGGAGCGAGATTTACGGCCTCACATCCGCCTGTTATTCGATGTACTGCATCGCTCAGAGTTTGGCGAGCCGTTGCCGCAAGATTTCACCTTTGAGTTTAACCCCCTGTGGCAGATGAGCGACACCGATCGCTCCACGGTGGCAACCAACACAACTACCGCTCTTGCAACCGCGGTGCGTGATTTGGGCATGTCGCCGGCTGCTGCTCTGACTGATTTGCGCGAGCTGTCTGACGTTACCGGCATCGGTGCTTCAATTAGCGATGAGGATATCCAGAATGCGGCGAAACAGTGGCAGGAGACTGAATCTGAAACCAGCCCTCCGCCGCCGATCGGAGGTCCAGTATCAGAAAAGCCTACTGGCGATAGTCGACCAGATAAATCAAATCGTCACGGGTTCCTACGATGGTTCACAGGCAAGCGCTGAGAGCATTGCTAAATCGCTTGTTGACTACTCCGGGGTGATCGACGACTGGGCCGAAATGGTCGGTCGAAAGATGTTTGCCCAGGTGGAGCGTGAAGAGTGGAATCAGTGGCGCTCTGTTTCGGAAGAAATATCCGCTGGTCTGCGTGACGTGATTAGTAACACTCCTGTCGGCATGGTGGCACAAGACACCGTTTACCGGCAGATTCGCTATATGAAATCTCTGCCATTAGAGGCGGCCGGACGTGTCAGGGAGATTCAGGAGCGTGCGATAAAGGCTGTCATCCATGGTGAGCGTCCAGATCAGCTTTACGAGATGATCATGCAATCCGGTGACGTGGCGGCCAGCAGGGCGCGGATGATAGCCCGCACTGAGATAGGCCGCGCAACTACCGCATTAACTCAGGCTCGGGCGCTGTCAGTTGGCTCTGAGGGGTACTGGTGGCGCATCAAGGGGGCTGGTACCAGGCCATCGCACCGAGGAATGAAAGATAAATTTGTGCGCTGGGATAACCCGCCAACGCTTGACGGCATGACCGGACACGCCGGATGCCTGCCGAACTGCGATTGCTGGCCAGAAGTGCAGATCCCTGAGTTTAGAAAATAATGCATAATGCATTAGTAACAACTCGATAGGGATAGCAAATGAAGCAAAACATACATAAGCTTAACGGGTTAGAATTCACCCATGAACGCGATTTTATCAACGGGCAATGGGTATATTCTTGGTATTTTAGACCCCTAGAGCAATCTGAATGGTGCCCATTCTCGCTGCCAACGGGGAAAACAAGAAAATCTGATATTGAGAATTTCTTAAAAAATTGTGAAGAAGCTACCAAGTTCTATTTAGAGTGGTTAAGAAATGCCTCTGATGTGGAAGGTGCTGAACGCTATTTATTATCCGCAAAACAAGCTTGGGAAAGGATATCTAGCCCGGACTGGGGAGGGCGTGGAAGTAATCCAAACAAGGATGCCAGGAGGGTGCAACAAGCAAGAGAAACTTTCGAATCGGCAAAAGTAAAGCTTGAGAAAGCCAAGATATTACGAGAAAGATTAAATAGTAACTAACAACGAGGCCGC